AACAAATAAGCGACAGCTTGAAATGGGGGATTCGTTGCCGATCTATATCGGTTTAAATGGTAAGCTACAAAAGTGTAGTAGCTTTGCTCTCTTTTTATTCTAGGAACTTATTATGCAACTTACAAAACTACAGCAAAGAACCCTTCATGCTAAATGGATTTATTGGAATGACGGACAAACCTACCTAACCTTTAGAAGAAAAGTTAAGCCTGTATTCATGGGGCAGGGTGCTGTTCAAGTACCTTGGAATGGGCTGTGGTTAATTATTGAACTTGATGGATACACTAGAGCATAGGAATATGATTATGAATAGCGTAGAACTTACAAAACATTGGAAGCAGCACCTCAGAAACAGCCGAGCTACCTCTCTAAAAGGTATGCGAAGGTACAGAAAGTTAATGGGCGATGACCATCCAATATCTAATTACTTTGAGGGTAAAGCCCAATCAACTGCTGAAGCCATACGAATACTTGAATATATGCTTGAATATCAGGAGATTTTTCATGGGAACGGCTAGTATGTATGGTTCGTTTGTTCTGGACGCAGAACTAGACTGCGCTTGGGCGACGATGGACGTTAGAATTTTTTACACTAATCATTCAGAAGGAGTAGACCTTGATAAAATTGAAATGGTTGGGGGCGACTTGGCAGGAGTTGACGTCAGTAGTTACTTCAATATTGATTACATATACGATCTTATTGCTGATGACATGAGTAACGCAGACTATCATTGGAGTGATCATGGAGACTAAAGAATTAAATAATCTTGCTTATGATGCAATTGTAAGAATTTACAAGGGCGAAGAACAGAACAGTAACGGAGTAGAACTTTTACATGAAATAAAATTCATGTGTGACGTGGATGATGCCCCTGATTTTAGACGCTCACTTTTAAAAGCGGTTGATGCTTTAGCTAGTGTTTACCAGTATCAAACCGGAGGCTATATACATATCGCAACTATTATCAATAGGGAGTTTATAAATATATGAGTAAATTTAGTGAGTACCCATGTATGATTACAGGACAATATTATGAAGCCGATCTGATTGCAGAGAGTGCAGAGTTTGTTATGGAGCATCCAACAGAACCATCTTGGGGCTTCTACAAATTTACTAGTATTGCTTGGGATGAGCGGGGCTTGGCCTGCTTTGTGAATATAGATGTTGAAGATGCTAGAGAACAATACGAGGCTGACTGATGAGTATCTATAGAGAATACTTTGCTTTAACTGAAGGCAAGCTAGTAAACATAGGAGACTTTGGAGATTGGACAGCGGCGGCTGAAGTTGCTGACGATGTTCTGGGTGAGTGTGGTTGGGAGTGGGTAGCCAACTACTATGATGTTAAACAGTGGGCTAACTGTATTCAAGAGGTTGAGAATGAATATCTTTTATCGAAGTAAATGTCCGAAGAAAGCTGCAGAAAGTTTATGTGACCAGCATATCGTAAAGATGCCGCTAGAAACCGCACAGATTCTTTCTACTGCTCATCGTTTCCTTGACGGTAATCTTGTTGAGGGTAGAACTGAATCAGGCCGCAAGGCTAAACGCTGGGTCATGGATAAACATGATGATAAGTTTTATCTTGCGGCTCATGTCAATCATCCTAGTACAGTTTGGGCTAGACAAAGTAAAGAACATTACGAATGGTTGTATGAACACTTTGAAGCTCTCAGTACAGAGTTTGAAAGCCGCTTCAAACACAACCATAAGAGTTGGGATAAGTTAAAGTTCTTTACTAAGAAGGTTCCACAAAACATTGAAACTAATGGATTTGTTGACCCGCCTCAGTGTATGCCTGACGAGTTCAAAGATCCTAATACAGTAACAGCATACAACAAATATTATGAATTTAAATTCTTTGATTGGTTACAAAAAGGGAGGCCAATGAGATGGACAAACCACGCATAAAGAATTTCTTTTTTCTTTTGCGCAACTCGCCTGAGTATTTATATGCACTGGTGATAGTGACTTTCTTTTCTATTGGGATTATAATAGGACAGTATCTAAAAAATGGAGGATACCTATGAGCATTGATGATGCAACCCCAGAGCAGTGGAACGAAGTTAATAAAGCCAAGACAGCTTATGGAAAGCTTTATCATCCTGAAGATAAGCACACCATAAACCCAGTGACAAAACCACAGCACTACAATAAAGGAGGTATTGAAGCAATTGATTATATCAAGCAGCAATTGGGTGCGGGCTTTAAACATTATTGTGCTGGCAATGTAATGAAGTATGTTCATCGTCACGAATACAAGAATGGTGTAGAAGATTTACGCAAGGCTCGTGTCTATCTTGATTGGCTCATAAAGGAAATTGTAAATGAATGAAGAAGTTATTCTGTCTGATGAAGGCAAGGAATATTCTGTTGATGAAATCAAACACAGCAATAGAATCCTTAAAAGTGCAACGCCTAAAGGAACTTTAGATTGGCATCTAAAATGGATCGCTAGTATCTGGTTGCTCGTAGCTATATCTCTTAGAAGCACTGGAGTTCCAGAGCTACAGGTGTATGATATGCTACTAAGCTTTGCAGGCACAGTGCTTTGGGCTGTTGTAGGTTTCATGTGGAAAGATAGAGCATTAATAATGATCAATAGCATTGCGGCTGTGATGTTATTGGGTGGACTAATCGGAAAGATATTTGGAGTTTAACATGACCTTTGATCAGTATCAAGCTATTGCTGCGACAACAGCACAATACAAAGATGACTTCTATCCTATTGCATCTTTGATGGTAGAGTCTGCTGAGTTATCAGACTTATTTATTAAGCCTCGACTGCGTGGCGACAACAAAGTAATAGACAAGCATGACATAGTATCTGAAGCTGGAGATGTACTCTGGAATCTTGCAATGCTTTTAAGAGATAACGGTATTGACTTCTCTGAAGTTGCAGAGTACAATCTATCTAAACTCCGAAGCCGATCAGAGCGTGGAGTTATTCAAGGATCTGGAGGTGATCGTTGAAAATAATACAAGGTAATTTTGGTAATGATCCTAAGAAGTCTTTAGGAGAAAAGTTATCAGATGGTATTGATAAGATAAAAGAAGCTCAAGGAGATGTTGAAGAAGGTTTACGTTATCCTTTTATTTTAATTGTTGATACAGGAGAAGAGCTTAGAATAGTAGCAGATGTTGAAGTTGAAAAGTTTAACATGATACTAGACTTAGTGAAAGGCTCTATCCTTTCGGGGGCATATGAAGAATACAAATCCTAATTGGTTGATAGCTCAAGATGCTATTTGTAAAGTATTTATATTAAGTATAGGAACACAACTTCCTAAAAGAGAGGTCATTGAAAACATGATCGACTGGATGGAGTTAAAAGCAAAACAGGAGGAACAAAAACTGACAGAAGACTTTATCTATAGTAACATCCCAAGCTACATAAATTTTTTGTTTGATAAATCCTAAAGGAGAAAACACTATGGCACTTGTTGAAGGCGTTGCATATTGGGCTTCAGTAACTACACCTAATACAACTTACACTCCGGTGTATACAGTTAATCTAGTTGTAGATGATGAAGTTGCTAATGACTTCCGTTCTCGTGGCTTCAAAGTCAAAGACATGGAAGAAGGCCCAGCACTTCTTATCAAGCGTAAAGTAAATGGCCCTAATGGTATGGTGCGTTCAGCCCCTAAACTTTTAGACCGAAACAAACAGCCGCTGAATGTGGCGGTTGGTAATGGTTCAAAGGTTCGTGTTCAGTATAAAGAGTGGGAAACTACTTGGAATGGTACTGAATACAAAGGTCTAGACTTTCAAGCAATGCAAGTATTAGATCTTGTTGAATACGCCAGCCCTGATGGTGCTGAATTTGATATTATTGATGGTGAAGATGGAGATGAACTGTAATGTATAGATACACACACGACGATAAAACTTATGATGCAGAGTTGCTCTCGCCAGAAGGCCAAGCAACATTCCGACTGCTTGCTAATGTTCAACAGCGCATTGATAGTCTTGAAGCAGATATGACTATTATGCAAGCTTCAGCAGTCGCACTGCATCAAAAGATGCAAGAGTTTCTAACTGACGATGCACTCGTTGAGGACAATGAACCGGAGGAATAACAATGGGGGATTTTGTGGACTACCGCAAACCCTGTCCGAATTGTGGAGGCAGCGATCCTGTCTCCATAAATTCAGATGGCTCTGCAAAATGCTTTAGCTGTGATACATTTTTTAGAGACTATGAATCTGCAATGGGAGGCAACGTGGCAGACTTCTCAACATACAAAAGATCCAACAATAATGATTCATTTAAAGATACCGAAAGCGTTTATCACGCACTAACAGATAGATCCATCACACTAGAAACCGCAAAAAAGTATGGTGTACGCTCAGTAAAAAATGCCGAAGGCAAGATCGTTGAGCATCACTATCCCGCCTACATTAACAACGAAGAAGTAGCTACTAAGATCCGCAGGCCTGACAAACACTTTACTTGGACAGGCTCCCCTAAAGGCACAGGCTTATTTGGTCAGCAGATTGCTCAAGCTGGTGGTAAGTTTATTACTATCACTGAGGGCGAGTGCGATGCTATGGCGGCTTATGAACTGCTTGGTAGCAAGTGGCCTGTAGTCTCTGTTAAGAATGGAGCCTCTGGTGCAGTGCGAGATGTGCAAGAGAATCTAGAGTTTCTAGAATCTTTTGATTGTGTTGTTATTAATTTTGATAACGACAAAGCAGGCAATGAGGCTGCAAAGAAAGTAGCTCGCATCATCAAGCCCGGAAAGGCTAAGATCATTACTCTCCCTAAAGAGTTTAAAGATCCTAATGAGATGCTACGCCTTGGACACCACAAGGCTTATGTTGGAGCTTGGTGGGCTGCTAAACTCTATACGCCCTCTGGTATTCTCAATGTCTCTGAAGAACGTGAGAACTATAAGAAGCGCGAAAAGAAAGAGTCAGTACCTTATCCTTGGCATGGCTTGAACGATAAGCTTGAGGGCTTGCGACAGAAAGAACTAATCACTCTGACAGGTGGCACAGGCCTTGGTAAGTCTAGTGTAACGCGAGAGCTTCAACACTGGCTAATCACCAATACCAATGATCGTGTGGGTGTCATTGCTCTTGAAGAAGATTGGAGGCGTACAGTAGACGGTATCTTATCTATTGAAGCCAATGATCGCTTGCACATTGATAGCATCAGATCAAAGTATACAGAAGAAGAGCTAGATAATTTCTTTAATGTTCTTTATGGCGGCAACAACGAGAACCGTGTCTATATCCATGCACACCTTGGCATGAATGATGTTGATAGTATCTTTTCTAAACTACGCTTTATGGCGATGGGCCTTGAGTGTAAGTGGATAGTATTCGATCACCTTCATATGCTACTGTCGATGACAACCGACGGTGATGAGCGTCGAAACATAGACTCTATCATGCACAACTTCAGAACGCTTGTTGAAGAAACTGGAGTGGGCTTGATTCTTGTTTCACACTTGCGTAGGATTGATGGCAATCGTGGGCATGAGAATGGTATTGAAGTAAACCTTAGTCACATGAGAGGCTCTCAGAGTATTGCACAGTTATCTGATAGTGTAATATCTCTTGAGCGTAATCAACAATCTGAAGATCCAATTGAGGCCAGTACAACAAGAGTTAGAGTTCTTAAGTCTCGTTACACTGGCGACACCGGAATCGCTACGCATCTTTTCTATGATAAAGATACTGGCAGGCTCAGTGAAATATCAATGGAAGCAGAAGAACAAGATGAGCTTGAATTATGAAAAGTATAGTATTTGATATTGAGGCTGATAGCCTTGAGCCTACAAAGATCTGGTGTATTGCTGCTGTCGATCCCGACTCAGGCGAGACAAAGACCTTTGGGCCTACTGAGATTGTTCAGGGGCTGGCTCATCTATCTACAGCCGACAAGCTGATAGGCCATAACATTATTGGTTATGATCTCCCAGCCATAAAAAAGATACACAACATAGATCTTGCAGATGGTAGAGCCATTGTAGATACATTAGTTCTTTCTCGACTGTTCAATCCTACTCGTGAGGGAGGCCATAGCCTTGAGTCTTGGGGCTATCGTATTGGCCTTCAGAAGATAGACCACACAGAGTTTGGTGAGTATAGTCCTGAGATGCTTAACTACTGTCGCAATGATGCTGTACTCAATGCAAAGATGTTTAATAATCTTAAGCTTGAGTCTCGTGGCTTCAGTCGGCAGTCAGTTACTCTTGAGCATGAGACACTAAAAATTATTGCTGATCAACGCGAGCATGGATTTCTTCTGGA